TCGAATAGCTTGGCTTCAGATATAAGCTCATATACTTCCTGCTGTGGGTCTTGTTTTTCATTGGCATGGTATAAATATGACAAGAAAAAATCTGTAGGATTGTGAGCTTTTTGATACGCACTCCAATAAGAGCATACCGCGTATGAAATACTATGGGATTTATTAAATGCATACCTTGAAGACTTTTCAATCCATCCAAAGATTTGTTCTGCCTCCTCTTTAGACACCATTCCAACCCTTATAGCGCCTTCTATAAAAGACTTTTTGACTTCATTCATCAAACTAGCCTTTTTCTTTCCAATGGCTTTACGGAGAACGTCAGCCTCCTTTAAATCGAATCCTGCGATTTTCTGTGCTATTCTCATGCTTTGTTCTTGGTACACTAAAACACCATATGTTGGCTTTAATATGTCTTCTAGTGCTGGATGTAGATATACAACATCCTCTCTGCCATGCTTTCTATCTACATATATTTGTGTCATACTTTTGCCATCAATATAAGCTTTCAAAGTGCCGGGCCTAATAATAGCTATTAAAGCTGATAATTCTTCTATATTATTTGGGGCTAATTTTTTAGACCAAGCTTTACCAAGCCCACTTTCCAACTGAAAAATGCCCTTTGTTTTTCCTTGTGCAAAAAGATTCCATGTCTTTTCGTCACTATAATCAATCATTTTTTTCCTTTGACAATAAATAATTTAGTGCATTAATTAAACCGTCAACATTATCACCAAGTTTACCAATACCAGTATTACATTGGTCACACAGCCATCCCCTAAAACTATCGTCATTATGGTCATGGTCTAAAACCCATTTGTCTGTTGGTTTTTTGCAGCATTCACAAACGTCTGGTTTATCTGGTGCTGTTTTTCTTAATTCATTTCTAATCTTAGTATGCTTTTTAATACAGTCTTTGCAGCGTGAATCTAAATTGTCTTTGTAATGTATATGTCTTGGAAATTCATTTATTGATTTTTCTGAGTTACAATATATACATATTTTAGTGTTTCCGTTTATAGTAAATCCTAAATACATTTGTTCATTTGACATATAAGTCTCCTTTAGCAAATGCTTTATTAAAAGTCATGTTTTGATATACTGACCTATGTGTTTTCATAAGTTTAATAAATATATTGGCCTCATCTTTTACATCTTGCAAAGCATCATGAGCGTTTTCGGTGCTTAAACACATTCTTTCTCTTAATGAATCCATGCTAATAGATTTAATACTTGGATCACTTTCCGTCCAAGCAAAAACATTGTCCATAATATCTATCTTATATACTTTGCTAAACAATTTCTGCTGTTCCCTTTCGCTATCCCAAGGCCCATATTCTTTACAAAGTCTATCAATAATAATCATATCAAAACCAATAATATTAAAACCAACTGGTATTGGAGCAAAAAATGGATCTCCCTTCCAATTATATTGGTTTACAAATTTTACAAACTTTGGCCATACAACATTGATAGAAGGTGCTTGTTCTAGCTTTTCTCTAGTTTTATGTGTTATTTTTAATGCCTCGTCTTGAACTGGATCTAATCCAAGGCTAATAGCTTTTTCGTCATCAAAAATCGGCTTGATTTCACTATTGAATTGACCCTTAACAGCAAAATTTCTACCATCTAAAGCTATAGCAGCAATTTGTGTCAATTGTGCTTTTCTTGGATTTCTAGAACCGGTTTCAGTATCAAATATTATATAATCTCTATTAGCAATGATCCACACTCTCTTCCTTAATATTTTGGATGAACATTAATTTATCTAGCAAAGTTAATCCTAGAACATCAAATTTTACATGGCCAAGACTTTCTAGGTCTGACATTTCTAATCCAGCTATTTTTTCATTACTATCCTTTGAGTATACCATCGGACATACTTTGTTTAATGGTTCTGATGATATTACAACACCAGCCGCATGTTTACCTTGAGTTTTAAATGTGCCTTCAATATCTATTGCTTGTTGAAAATATTCTGCATAATCTCCAGATAAAATACCATCTTCTGAGATCTGGCAAAAATCTCTTAATTCATTTGGTCTATTAATAAGCGTCCATCTAATTATAGATCTTTCTTCTTCATCCATTTCGGCCAATTGATCAGAGATTTCAGCCTCATTTGGTATACTTTTTGTTATGCTATTCATTTCAGCAAAAGAACATGCCTCATTAACTCTTAACACTTCTTTAATAGCACTTCTACCCTGCAATCTTCCAAATGTTATCATCTGGCTTACATGATCTTTTCCATATTTATTTTTAAGATATGTTATTACATCGTCTCTTCTCTTTGCTGGAACGTCCATATCAATATCTGGTAATGAAATGTTACCTGAAGAATTTCTTCCGGCATTATAGAATCTTTCAAAAAGTAAATCATATTCTACTGGATCAATTTGTGTTATTCCGATAAGGTATGAAATCAAACATCCGGCTGCTGAACCTCTTCCGGGACCAGATAACCAGCCACTGTCTCTTACATATCTAATAATATCTTGAACTATTAAAAAATATCCAAATAAATTTGCGTCTTTTATTACTTTAAGCTCATTATTGAATCTATCCAAATAGATCTTTTTATTATTCTCATCTTTTACTTTTCCAGACGCAATTAATAACTCCTTCCATCCTTTTCTTGCTAATACTTTAAGATATTCTTCTTCAGATAAATTATTTGGACAATCAAATTTAGGTAATATTGGATTACTTAATATATCATAATCTTCACATTGATTGTATATATCGTTTAATAATTTGGTATCTAATCCCTCTGACTCATTCTTATCTTTAACGTAGAAAGAATCATTTATGAAAAAATCTAACTTATCTAGATGTTCTTTTGGATATTTATTTTCGTCAATTATTACATCGCCATTCATGCCCTTATGAAAAGCCTTTTTAATTTTTGGTAGGGTTGTTTTCATTTCTGAACACAATAATATCCTGTGAAGTTTAGCGTCTTCTTTTTTAGCATAATAACTCGCTGGAATCGATTTATCTTCTGCGTTTGGCAATTTAATTAGATTATTTTTATCTAATATCTTGGAAGATATTTCATCTGATATATTTCCATTTTCATCTATATATGAAATCAACTCAATAAGATCATGCCAACCATTTTTATTTTTAGCAAACAGAACATGATTATCAAATGAGCATCCAATAATTGGTTTAATGCCAACACTCTTGCAGGCTTTATAGAAAGCAACTGAGCCAGAGATTGTTTTATAATCACAAATTCCACACGCAGGATATCCATTGTGCTTACATTTTAATGCAAGCTCATCTGGCTTTGAATATCCTCTAAGTAAACTATAATGTGTGAAATTTTTTAATGGAAACCAATTCAACATATATTTTCCTTATCAATGGCAATGCGTATAGGCTAACAAACTATTATACCATCAAGAACTAACTTTTGCTACTATGAATCAATATTATCTGTAATTGGACCACCAGTAATCCAAGCATCGCAAGTTCTTTCTCCTGCGCATTTAAAATCAAATAATTCACAATATCCAAGATTTGCTTTATCTATTATTTCTTGTGCCAACTTATCTTCATTAATTTCTGAAGCAACACCCTTTTCAATGCAGTTCATCATCTTTTCTTTTTGAATAAATGCTGCACAATTCTTACATCTCATTGTTTTGGCTTCTTCGACTGATGTTTTGAATAAATCAGCTTTGGCCTTCCAGAATTCATCATTTGGTAACTCTGGATTGGCTGGACCATAATTTGCTTTATCAACACATATTTTTCTATTAGCTAAATTCAAACTAATATCTTGTGTTGCCGGTGGACATTCAATATTAGTCTGAATTGAGTCTAATAATTCTTCTGCTCTAGATTTATGCATCTTTTTAATTCCTAATTTTTCTTTGGTTTATTATCGCTAACTTTATACCTGTAAGGTTAGGAAATTTTCTAGACCCATTTGTTCTATTAATTTTAGATATTTTTCATATAATTTAATTCCATCTTCACTTCCTTGTAGTAATGGAATCATTATATTTGCTGTTATTTCGTCTCCAACCGATCTCGCGGCTGTAATTGTAGCCCTTTCTACAGTTGCTGCTTGTCTTACAGATTCTAGATTATATTGTATCATAGCAACCATATCGTGCCTAGTCCATGACGGTGGCGAAATTGTGATTGGTTGATAATCTACATCAAAAAATTCTAATCTTGCAATATTAGCAGCGGCATGTTCATGCTCCTGTTCAGCATCCGTTTTGATGATATTTGCTAACTTTGAATATCCCCATTTTTCTAAATGAACAGCTTGTGCTGTTAATGCTGTGCATTGCTGCCAGTGTACATTTAGAGATTCTTTTAATAGGTCAATAACTTGCTGGCTAGAATATCCATCGACTGCTTGTGCCATTGTTTGGTTTTTTAATAAATCTTGAATCTTACCCATTATTTATCTCCTATTTTTTATAATTTCTTTTCTATGAACATCAAATGATTTTTTTAATTTTCTAACTAAAAATGATCCTGTGTGTTCAAAAAAACATGGCAGCAAACCATGAATAATTAATAAAAGTCCAGCCTCTAGGCATATTAAACCATGGCTTACCGCAAACAACAAGTGTTCACGGTATGTCATATTATTTTCTATTAAATGTCTTTTCCATTTATTTGTAAGCATGAATATTTATTCTTCACGAACTAATTTAACAGTAAATCCGGGTTTTTCTGGCGGTATAGTATCAGCCGCAACAAATTCTAATACGGCTGGTTCGCTAACATTTCCAACATCATCAATGTCTACTAATGTTAAAACTACATTATCTCCATCAACAAAACTTTGTTCTCCTAGATCTTCAGCGTATGGATCAAAAGTTAATTGATTTTTTGTTTCTCCATTAACTTTAATTGTTAATCTTCTTTCTACAACATCGCTTGATACTGAGGGGTCACATGTAACTGAATATATTAAAGCCATCTTGTTACTCCTTTTTTCTTTTCTTATATATTTTGATTGAAACTTCTGTGGACTTTGAATAGTAAACTTTTTAAATAACCTATATAATACTGTAAATTCTAGACAATATAATACTATTAATAATAAAATTAACATATATCATAATATTACCATGATTTGCAGGCCCAATATCTTGCTTTCCATTTGGGGCCGGGATTATCACAATTATGTCTAGCTCTAAAACTTTTACGTCTTTCTGGAATATTTTTCTTTATTGTCATATTTGGATCGCCAAATCTAACAATTACAACATTGCCGCTTTCATTTTTTGTGTATACAGCAAATTTTTTAGGACCGCCGGGAGTTCTAAACGGTTTGTTCAAGGTTACTTTTCTTCCTTGATATTCGCTAGCTTCTCCCATGTATACTAAAATATTACCATCTTTTGTATAATAACCCTTTCTTGTATAAGTATAAACCTGTCCGCTGTCTGGATCTCTGTATTCATACTTTTTAGCGGTAGCATCCTCTTCTGGCATTTCTGTTTCTGTTTCTGGGGTTTCGTTAGTATATTCATCCTCATATTTTCCGGGTTCATAATATTTAACAAAGTCATATACATTTTGAACATATATTTCTGCTTTAGAAATCATGTCCTTTGTCCAATCTTGAAATTCAACTGGTAAATTCATGACCTTTAATTTTGCCACAACTTCTGTAAGTTGATCGTTCATTTTTTGTATTTGTTCAATGGCCATTTCATCGCCACCGTCTGATTGTGCCTTTTTCCAAGCGTCTTTTGTCGGTCTGTCTGGATCACCCGGTTTTGCTGGTTTATAATTTTTTCCTTCTCGTTCTTTCTTTTTGCGAATGTTTTCCCATAATCCGGGTTTTTCTCCAGCTATATCCCACTCTTCTGTTTGTTCTCCAAAGTCTTCATATTCTGCCTGTGTTGGTATATAGAAATTTTCTTCATTAACTTCTTCTTCATAGCCATAGTTTTCCATCTGCATTTTAAAGTCGGCAGCTTCTACGCATCCACAATCTGCCGTAGCTTGATCTAAACAGATTGCAATACGCTGCTGATTATTAGGATAATCCTTTTTCATTACTTCGTCGCCCATGCAGCGACTTACAAATGTTTGTTTTTCTTCGTTTTTTCTTCTCTTTGGAATAGGCATGATATCTCCTAATTATTTATTTATATTAATTACTGTGTTTATAGCTATATTTAATATGTTATCTATACTATTTGGTGGAATTTTATTTTTAAAATGATCATATATTTGTTTAATCATTTCATGCTCTGGATTTTGCGTCAATTCAAGCCATCCTACGAAATAATTCCATATTCTATCTTCTAAAATAAGCGGATATTTTACGCCATTTGGACGCCCAAATCTATGCAACCATTTAAACTCTGGTATGCAAATTGCTTTTCCGCCTAATTTTCTGAATTTTTCATGAATATAGCCTTCTTCTCCACCAAATCCTTTAAATAGTTCATTAAATCCCGGCCAATATATTGTCTCACAAGAAAATACACCTAAACCCTGCATTGGTATCTCAAATGGATGCCCAATTTTAAGTGCTTCATGGTTGGTATCCCACTGGCCATACATTCCACCGCCCCAGCTTGGCTTAAAATGGGTAGCACATGAGGTTAAATTATCATACATCAATGGTCCATGTATAATATTCTTACAGTTTGGATTAGCTGCGTAATACCTTATTAAAGCGTCAAAAGCTCCCGGAAAAAACAATACGTGACAATCCATTGAAACGCAGTATTTTCCATTTGCATTTTTAAATATTTCATTTCTTGATGCTGTGCTAGTTTTATTATTATACGGAATATATCTAACATTTCTGTGGCACCAAGATGATATTAAATTTTTTACTTCATTGCCATGAGATTTATTAGGATTATTATCTATTACTATTATTTCTGCATCATCTGATGAAAAAATATCATGATATAATCTTAATCCTTGTATCGAAAAATACACACCATCAAAATCATCATACGTGGACATACCAACAGTTAATAACTTTTTCATAATCACCCCGGAGCAGAATAAAAGCCAATATTAAATCCTGACTTAGTTAAATCAGTTACTGTTTTATTCATACCATTATTATTTAAATATTGTTCTACATATTTGCACATACTTATATTAGTATCTTGCCAATTATTTTTACAATAATGACAAAGTTTAGAACACTTCCAATTGCTTCGATCTTCTGATATTGGTTGTGGCTTATTATTTTTTTGTATTTCAGTAAATCTTTCTTTAAGCATATCTAAAAATTTTTTGTGATCAGATTTGTCAAAACATAAAGAAAATGGTCCTCCATCCTTTATGAAAAAGATTGACATAATTGTTTGATCATATGATGGAAATAATTTAGATAATGCGTAGTTATACAATAATAATTGTGGGTCAGACTGTAATTTAGATAATGTTTTTTCTTGACCTGTTGCCCAATCTAATCTTCTACCAGTTTTCCAATCTACAGCCTCTATAGTATTTTCATCTATTTGAGTTACTAAATCTATAGTTCCTTTTATTGCTAATTGACCCCTAACTTTTTCTCCATTAATTTCATACTCATAATGCGCCCAATCTTCATCGATTGGAATATCAAAGTGTGGCTCGGCTTCTATAATATTCCTATTTCTAGGATCAAATTGACCACTATTAAATAATAGTGTGTCCCAAACCAATTTTTTACATTCTGATTTGTCTGATTTAACAAATGCATTCTGAGAATTTTTTGTATAATATTCAAAACTCAAATCCAATAAATCATTAGGTAAATCTTCAGATAATAATTCAGATTTATTAATTTTTATTTCACCAAGAGCATCATCTACAATAGATAATTTTTTTGTTCTGCTTGATGATGATTGTAATTCTTTTTTAAGCTTTGCTAAACATTCCATTACTTTATGCACTATGGTTCCTAATTCTGCCTTTTTACCAGACGATGGATAGTATCCTAATACATATGTAATAAAATATTGCATCTGACAATATGCATAATTATTATATGATGATGATCTAATATATGTAACTATCATGTATTACTCCATATATATTTAAGTTCAGAAAATTTATTGATTAGATCATCCATATCGCACTCTTGATTATCTATAACGTGATCAAATTGATTCCAATCAAATTTATCTTTATCTAATGCACATTCTGCTTCTGCATTACTATTATATTTATCTCTCGTTAATCTTATTACTATTCCGCCATTATTTTTGATATCATTTACCTCATTTGGAAACCTAACATCTGGTATTATTGCGATACCAGTTTGCTCTTTTAATATTTTCTTTAATGTATATTCGCTCCAAGCGTTATGATGCATTTTTCTTACTATCTTTGTTCCAAAATGTTCTAAAAATTCTCTATTTGTCATATAACCAGTTTTATTTTCTTTATTATCTGGTACGTTTTCCCAACTAATATGAGTCTGTTTATTTTTTTGTTCATCATTTCCATATACTTCGTCTGCATTAAGATTAAATAAATTTACAGCCATTTCCTTGAGAGGGTCTGCAAAATGATAAACTTTGATGTATGGCCACAATTCTTTTTCTGCATAATGGATAAATTGTTCATCTTTTCTAGTAACATCAAAAATACCGTAGCCAGCATTATTATTTAAGTCTATTGTTTCTATTACTAATTGTCCAATATCATTAATAAAAAATCCTTTAATCATCTCGTTAGATAATAAAATATCTCCATTAATATAATTAGCTAATGTATTTTTTCCGGCCTGTTTGCGGCCAGATATTCCAATAATCTTTGTCATTAATATGTTCCTTGTAATTGTGCTAGCATATTTTTTATTTGTGAGTCAGACATTTCTGCTACATCTTTTGTTTGTATTCTGGGAAAAGTCAATCTAAAACTTCTTCCTAGCTGTCTTTTAATTTGTACTTTAGATTCCCTTCCTGCTTGATCATTATCTGTTAATATGATAAGATGAGTAATGGGTATAGATAATAATATCTCTTCCTGTTCTTTGCTTATGCTTTTTCCAAAAATACTGACCGCATTTAATACTCCATGCTCATAAAGCTTCCAAACGTCTCCTTGCCCCTCTAATATAAATAGGCAGGATGTTTTAATAGCTCTATCAATTGCATTATAATAGTTATAAAAATAGTATCGCTTGTCAAAGCCCTTTGGATAAATTAAAAATTTAGGTAATTTATATTCTTTAATAGATCTTCCTATAAATCCAACAGTGCTTTCACCATCATGATCTTTGATTGGTATAATTGCTCTATCTTTTAAGATGCCTTTATTTTCTTGATAGTCTCCAATATTAAAAAATTCTAATGTTTCCCTTTTAAATCCTCTAGATAGAAAGTATTTAGATGGGTATTCTATTGTGCCATTGATTTTAATATCATTAACCTTATTAGTTTTACTATTCGCTGTATTACTAAATATACTTACGACATTAGAGAAATTATCTTCATCTTCTACTATATTTTGTTTTATGCTTTTTGATTGATTAATATTTAATAATTCGCAAGACCAATCTAATGCATCCTTAAAATTAACTTCTTTATTTTCTTTTGCTGATAAAGCTCCACGTATTAAACCAAATATGTCATTTCTAAATTCATGCTGACAATCTCTAGTCCAGCATTTCCATATTCCTTTTTGTTTAGAAAATGAGAATGCTCTAGGATTATCGCTGTCTTCATGAACAGGACATATTGAATAAATATTATCACCAAACACTTCAATTTTCATTCCAAGGCTGTTAAAAACGGTTTCGGCGTTTTCATTCAGCTTCGATTTTATTTGTTTCAAGTTCATTATGTATTTTAATCTTTATTAATCCATCGGCATCAACTAATCCAGTGTCTCCGATTGGTTGATTTTTGAATTGATTTCTTGTTTTAAGTTCTGTAAGTTTAGAATATTGTCCCTGCATAGACATATTAATATAATCTCCATCATCTAGCCCAGCCCCGTGACGGCATACAATTGGTACTAATTTTCTATTTCCAGCATTTGGACCATCTTCTGCTAATTCTTCAGTTGATTTTATTTTGAAGATAGAAAATGATGTACATAGCCAAATCAATCTATCAGATCCACTTACAGCATCTGTGCTTTCTTTGGTTATTCCATCTCTGTTTAATTGAACGAATGATAAGCATGGTATATCTAATTTTACGCATAAATTATGTAAAGATGTTATCTGAAAACCAAGTGCTTGATATTCTTGAATATTATTAGTAATTGAATCTGAAGACATTAATTTCAAATAATCATATATAATCAAACAATTATTTGTTTTCCCACTGTTATCTGTTTTTACGTCCTGCACTATCCATCGCTTTATTATGTTTAGAACCTGCTCAAAAGGCTTACCAGCAACGCTTATATAGTTATAGGGTATTGAAGACAAAAGTTCCATTGCTTCTTGTATTTTTTGATATTTATCTTGATCTTGGGCAAACTTACCAGTAGCAATTTCATTGATTGGTATTCCACTAATATTTGCAAGCAATCTATTCAAATGGTCTTCTTTGCCCATCTCTGTATCTAGCATCAATACTGGAATATTTTGTTTAGCTACATTTACAGCAACATTATCTGCAAATACTGATTTTCCAACCTTTGGTCTAGCAGCAACTAGATCTACGCACTTTCTTCTTAGTCCACCGCCTATTGCTATGTCAAAATTTTTAAACCCGGTTGGTATACCTATAATATCGCATTTATTTTCTATTAGAAAGTCAATATAATTTTGTATATCTTTACCAATTTTTACCGGATTTTCTCCACCGGTATCTTCTCTTAAAAAGTCTGTTACTGGATTTTCTAGAATTTGAACAATATCATTAATAGATTCATTACCATTAATGGAATCAATTTCTTTATGAATCTTGGCGGTAATATTCTTTATTTTTCTAGCAAATTCAAACTTCTTAATTTGTACAGCAAAGTTAAATATATTGTCTTTATTAATAGGGAAGTTAGATAAAGATTTAATATACTTTAACTCTTGCGTAGTATTGATAATATCAGCAAAGTTTAATTGCTCTGATGCTGATAGGATGGATGCTATATCAATTTTTTGATCGTTATTTAAAATATGTTTGATGCATTTAAATAAGATTTTATTATTTAATGCACCGAAACTATCTTCATTGATCATTTCTGATATTGATACGTAACCATCAATACCATACTGTATAAGACCAGCTAATACTGCTCTTTCTGATCCTATATCTAAAAGTTTGTCATCCATTATTTCTTACCACCACACCTGTTACATCTGTAAAAATCGCCAAATACATATCTTCCATCTACCTTAAAAGACTTACCACAAACATGGCATTCAACATTAGACTTTTTTGGTGGCTCACGCCTTCGTGGGGTTTTTTCGCCATACTGTGTTTCAACATCTCTAAATTCGCCAGTATCTTCCCACTCGTTCTTTCTAGCTTTCACGGGTTCTTTTCTCCTATTACTTAATTTACTGTCTGTCTTGTAAACTCTAAAATCTTCCGCTGGACCAACAGACTTTTGTTCAGCGGGCTTTGTCTCAGAAAGCGCATCTAATAATTTCTTTTTTTGTTCTTCAGTTAGAGAGTTAATAAACTCATTCATGTCATTCATGATCTTTTCCCTTTTTCTAGTAATATGTCAGCTTTTCTTTTTAATTCATATACTTTACCATCTAATGAACACAATCTAGCTTCTGCTACCTGTCTCATATTTTCAAGAGATGCCGCATACGAATTTGATTGAGACAAGATATGTTTTTTAGATTCATGCTTAGTGTATTGACCAAATTCATTGTTATGTTTTACGATTAACTTTTCCATCTGATCATTGCACCAATTTAAAGCCACCTTATTTTTATTTATCTCATCTTGTAAATATGTTGCGTATCCATACAATATATATGCAGCATCGAATAGTTCTGATTGAGTATACTTTTTAATTTGATCTATTGATAAATCTGCCACTAATAAATATTCTTCTCTAAATGAAGAGAATTTAGCATTTGCACCGTTTATATAATCAGTTATTGATGATATATGTTCTGCTAATTTATCTGACGCTTTTGATTCTTTCTCGCCACTCATCGTTACTTTCTGAATATTTAAGGATTACAATGTCGATATTGTTTAGTTTACACCACGAAATCTTGTCTTCATCTCTAGCTTTTGCTTTTAAAAAATCTGCTTTATTTTTATGAAAGAATGGATTAAATTCATAATGCTGTTGACCATGTATCTCTATTGCTAAATTAATGGATGGTATAAAAAAGTCTAAATATAATACTGATTTCCTGTGTAGCTCTGTGCTTCCGGGTAGTTTTACCTCTTCCAGTATTCGATAACTATTAAATATCTCTTTTAATAATTGTCTAGCACGTACATGATATTTAGATCTTTTCCTACCATCATTATCAAATACATTATATGCTGTTAAATTCCAATGATATTCTTTGCCATTAATACCAGTTACTTTCAATATAACTCCTTGATTTTACTATAGATGAAAGGTGGTAAATCTTGATTATTATTTAAGAAATCTGCTACGCTATTAATTCCTTGAAACTTAAAAAACTTTTCTGCACTTTCTACTGTTGGTTCTATATTATTTTCTTGAAGTAATTTAGATATAATTGGATTTGTTATATCATCAACCGCACATTGTATAGTATACCATGCGCCTGCCGATTTTATTAATCTAAATTCACATGCTATTTGTATGATTTCTTGTGTTTCATCTATTCCAATACCATATTTGATCCAACTTTCTGCTGTGCTATTTGGTCTTCCACCAGCATTAGAAGTTTTTATATTCCAGTTAGCTATCTGACCAACGTGTGGTCCAGTGTCCTTTGGGACTTGCCATTTGCCCCTATGAGTAATTACCATATTTGTTCCAGCTTGATATTGTAACATGTTACCACAGTCAGCCATTTTTTGTGGAGCGTATGGAGAACCTCCAGTGTTAGCAATGTTATGCGTAATACATATTAGAATAGTTTTATTCTTCATCAATGTTCCACTAATTCTCTTAAAAAACATTGACAATAATCTTGGTAAAGCATTTCTTACGCCAGTTCTAACTTCGCCCTCTAATTCGCAAGCTGGAACCATATTTGATAATGAATCAGTAATAATTAAACTTCCGGGATCATTATTAATATAATACTCTATAATATTTAGAAAATCTTCTGCTGATAATACTCTTTCATCTGTTGATTCTATTATTAGAATTTTGTCTGGATCTAGATTCTTTATTCCGTCAAAATTTTGTTTAGACAATCTTCCTTCCGTATTAATATAAATAATTCTTTTATTCTTACTCTGGCACTTGGCAGCAAAATGTAATGCTGTTGTTGTTTTTCCAGACTTGGGATCTCCTGTCATTACGACTACTGAGCCTTCTCTTATGCCTCCACCGAGAGCTATATCTAACGCTGGAGACAAACTAATAACATCTAAGCTATTAATATTTTCAAGAACTTCAGTGCCACTTTTTATTACATCTCCATATTTTGAGATAATAGAGCTACTCACGTTGTCATCTGCAAATTTAACTGATGCTTTTTTCTTCATAGGTTCCTCAAATTATTGATACCAAATTTTTTTGTTTCATATGACTGAGATGATCTAGTTTGCAAAATAGCTATATCATCATTATTATGCGTTGGTTCTTGTGCATTTTGTGTAGATGTATTATTCAAAAGTTTTTTATGATATGATGCTATTATTTTTTCTGCTGATGGATTTACTTTGTACCCTCTACCATCCTGAACACCCAGTACTAGCAAATTATTAAATTCTTTAGATTTGATAGCTTCAAGTATAGCTTCTTCACTGTACTTTTTCTTTAATATTCTAGCTGCTCCAAGCTGTTTTTTCCATAGCCAATGGTTTGGATCACCCTTTGTCCAAAATTTATATGATGGTTTTCCAATGTTTAACTTTTCTGCTCTTCTTAAAACAATAAACTCTGCAACATAAGCTTCAAACGTACAATACTCACCAGTATGTATATGTTTATACTTATGAGTTTCTGACCATTGCTTTTGATATTCTTGGCTGAAAAGCTTTGGTTTTTCTTTTTTATTTGTCATTCTGATAAATAATGGCTTCTGAAAAACAACTTTCAATATTATCTGTATAAGTATTTTCTTCAATTAATTCTGGTGTAAGCCACATCGTTTTCTGTGCGGTATTATCTTTTATTAATCCGATGGTGTAACACTGCTTTGTGACTCCACCAAATTCGCCCTTAACTGATCTTACCACATAGACAGCATCTGTGTCAACACATTCTTTTTCAATCTGATGAGATCTATATTTTAATCCAATGGTTATAATATTAATCTTATTAGTTGCACAATATTTTTTTAATTCAAACCAACCATCATATTCCTTTATGTATACTTCTTTATTATCTGATAATTTAGCATAAATCCATATACAATATTTTTCTTCTCTAGGAAGTTCAGAATATATTGACTTCCAGTTATCAATTCCAAAAATAAGTTTAGACATTTTTAATTTTAGTTACGCAAGACTGTCTGACTTTATTCTTTACTCTTTTTGTGTCAGCAATAGTTGATGCATTTTCTGTCATAATTGTTGCACCTTTATTTCTAGCAAAATGTTCTCCAGCACGAATGACTGATGGTTTTTCATCAATATTCTTTTTGATCCATTTATTTATTACTTCTATAGGTCTATTCATGTCTACAGAAAGTTGAGAAATATCAATTTTATTATGATTGTGCTGAAGATAGAAAATTTCTACCTTACTTAATGGCCCTTTTTTAAACATAAGCAAAGTTCCTTTGTGTCCTAGTCATGTAAAGTCGATTTTTAGTTTTTAGATATGTAATGTAGTCATCAAACGCTTGTTTAGATGTACTTCTTAGAGTAGTCTGAAGCGTTCTTTCTCTGTGAGAATCTGTTCCATAAGGATCATATGGTATATTATTATGAACAAGAACATAATATTTTTGTATATTTTCACCATTATGAGTTGTATTATTTACATACTTGGCAAATACCTTTTCATTATCATTCTTTATTGTTTCACCCTGTCTATTAAATTTCTGTTCATTTATCTGATTGTCAAATATATCTTTAGAATATGCATCAATGTACTTCATTTTTCGCCTGTAATTATATACCTTTCTTTTTGTTTTGGTGTCATTTTATTTATTTCAGAATTAGACGCTTTACCATTCAAAGTATTCTCAGCTTTTTTATTGCTGTTTTCTATTTCTGACTTTTGATAATGACCCATCTTTGACCAATTCTTATCTGCTAATTGGCCTATTGTTTTAGCATCTTTCATAAAAGAACCAATGCCACCATAAAGTATCCTTTGTAATGTTTCTTTACTACAATTAGGACATTTTGTTAGCGCATTATCCTTGATAGATTGATATACATCTATCATTTTATGGTGGCAATCGGTACATTCATAATCATATAACATTTCAATTCTCTAAAGCGTTTAGTACTTTTCCTATTATTCCGTTCCTCTGTATATCATTATAGTCTAATTTGCAGATACCAACACCTTGAACACCATTTAATTTTTGCAAGCAGTATTGTAATCCACTTCTATCATATAAATCTGTTTGTTTCAAATCGCCATTAATAATTACTTTAGAATTTTCGCCCATTCTTGTTATAAACATTTTGATTTGTTCTAAAGTACAATTCTGGGCTTCGTCTAAAATCATATAAGCATTATGAAATGTAGCACCACGCATAGTTTCTAATGGCTCAAACCGTATTCTTTTATAGTTAAAATATAATCCAAATTTATCTCTACCAAGGAAAAATTTAAGATTTTCTTCCATTGGTGCTAAATATGGTTTAATTTTTTCATCTATTTCTCCCGGTAATGATCCAATATCTTTTCCGGTGCATACTAACGGTCTTGTTATTATAATACTTTCTATTTTATCTTTAAAAATGTGTTCAGATGCTATTCCGGCTGCTATAAAAGATTTTCCAGAGCCGGATGGTCCTGTGCAAAATGTAATATCATTTTCTATAATAGAACGTATATATTCTTTTTGATTATAGGTTTTAGCTTCAAGATTTCTAACTTCCTGTACTTTTTTGGCTTTCTTAGAACTCTTTTTGTTTTTATTGTTGTTGTCCGAGCTGTGTTGTGTCTGTGCTGCCAAAGCCATTACCTCCACGCTGCGAGGAGTCTAATGTATCCACAGGAATCATGGACACAGAAGGAACCTCTTGGAATATAATCTGAGCGATCCTATCCCCATGATTTATATGTACAGCCTCAAAAGATGTGTTGTACAAACAAACCATGATCTCTCCTCTATAACCGGCATCTATAACGCCAGCTAGAACGTCTATGCCTTTTTTAACAGATAAACCAGATCTAGGCCAGATTAGACCGGCATATTTATCTGGAATCTGTAGAGATATACCTGTGGAAATTACTTTTCTTTGTTTTGGTTGTATACTATATGATTCTAATGCATATAGATCAAATCCGGCATCATTGTGATGAGATTTAGTTGGAATTTGTGCGTTTTCATTTAATAATTTAACACCAATACTAATTTCTGTTTGTGAACGAGTATCTGTGCTAGGTATAAAATTCATAATAATCCTCCAAAGTCAGTGTCCTCTAAATCGTTCGTACTTGCTCCAATTTTGTATGAAGTGATTTCATGTTCTTGCGGGGCAACCTGTACAGATTCACTATTCATCCAAGGGTCTGTCCATCCAGATATTGGATTTCTAGATCCTTTATCATACGGTAATCCTATTGTTTTTCTTCTGCTCATACATAACCAATCTATATATTCTGATAATACAACTTCATTAAGACCAATTATAGATCCATTTTTAAATAGGTATTTAGCCCATAGTTTTTCTTCATTAGCAGCAGAATCAAACATTTGACAAGCCTTTTCTTCGCACTCTTCTGCTATATCAACAAAGCCTTCTGATTCTTCTGTACGAAGAATCTTAATTATCTCTTGAGTATTATATAGATGTAAAGCCTCGTCTCTTTTAATTAGTTTTATAATATCGGCATTACCTATCATCTTTTTATTTTCTGCAAATGCAAAAGCACAAATAAAAGATACATAAAATCTAACAGCTTCTAATATATTTACGCTTACCAGCGTTAGATAAATTTGTTTTTTCAGATCATTTTTTTTGCCAGAGGATGACATCTCTCTCAATGTATTGTATTCTTTTATAGCAACATCTGCTCTTTTTAATATTTCTTTATCTGTTAAGCAACTATCTAATATTTCACTAGGATTACTATATACATTTTTAATAATATATGTATAACTATAGCTGTGAATTTGTTCAAAAAATTGCCATACATTCATGCAAGCTTCTAGTTCTGGATTAGAAACGTACTGTGTAAGAGTTGGTACACCCCTACAAATTACGCTATCCATCATAGTTTGATATTTAAGATTAGATGTAAATATAAATCTTTCATTCTCAGACATTACATCATCATTCTTAAAGTCATTCCTATCTTTTTTTAGTTCTATTTCTTCTGGCCTCCAGAAGAATTCTAGTTGTTTCTTGTATAGATCAAAAAATACGGGATATTTAAATTTATCATATCTTTGTAGAGATAGATCTTCTCCTAAAAATAGGGGTTGTTTTAAGTAATCTACATTATTTTTATTTAGTATTGTTTTCAATTAAAATTCTCCACCATTTATCATGTTTACTATCATATCATATATTTTATCTAGTTTTTGAGATAATATTTTTATATCTCGTTTAAGAT